AGGCAGCGGGAACCCCAGAAGCGGAAGCCGTCTTTGCGGATCAGCGTGGTGACGTCGTTCTGGTTCAGCAGGCCCGCATCAGTGGCCGGATCCTGCAGGTCCCAGAAGACGTCTTTTGAAATGCCGGTGACGCCGTTTACACCAACGTTTGACAGGGATTTATGCCAGCCGGTCTGCTCGTCGATTTTGGCACGCAGGCCCAGCGCGCGGGCGGTAGCGTAGGCCGTTGCGTCAGCCTTCAGCACGGTGTCAAAACTGATGAAGTCAGGCCAGATCAGCATCCCTTCGCGCTGGCTGAAGTTGCTGCGGTAGGCAATCGCCTCTTCAACGCTTTTGCAGCCATACGCGGACAGGTAGGCAAAGCCGCGCAGACTCTGCGCCACGCCCAGCAGTTCGGTGGCGACGGCTTTGGTGTCGTGGCCCGGCACGCCGAGAATGCGGGGCTTTACGCCGCAAACGGACTGCGCGGCCAGCAGCGCCTTCATGCCGGTGCGCTGGCCGTCGGTCACGCCGCCGATGATGTTAGCTGTGGTTTCCGCTTCAGTTTCGCCCTGCGGCACGCGCACGACGACGGTGACGGGTTTTGACTGATCGGCGATGGCGTCCAGTGAGCGGGCCAGCGTACCTGATTCCCCGGCCTTGCCGCTGGCGGTGAGTACGTCGGTTAACAGCACCGGGCGGTTAAGCGGGAAGGTGGCCGCGTCGGCGTCGTCGCCGGTGCAGACCAGCCCGACAATCGCGGTACTTACTGTGGTGATGGTTCGGGTGCCCTCGTTGATTTCCTCAACGCGCACGCCGTGGTGATAATCCTGTGCCATGTGGCGGTTCTCCTGTGAAGGGGTTCCGCTATGTTCAGTTTATGGCTGCACTGTTTCACCTACATCTAATTGTATGGCTTGCTACACAATTTTTTCTAACTGCAACTCTTAGTAGTGACATTCAGTTAAGATAGTCTTAAGATTAATCCTACAGATGTAACTAGATGTTAGCTAAAATCTCTTTTGATACGGGGTAAAGTATGGAAGCTTTTGGGACAGTAATGTTCTTGGCAAGTTTTTTTATAGCCTTTCTGATAGCAAAAAGGCTGTATAAAAAAAGGAAAGATCAACATCCAGCTGAAAAACTAAAAAATATAGCATTGGGGATTTCATGGTATATATTGTCATTGCTCATATTAACCACGCTTTCAATAACAATAATTCCAACACCAGAAAAAAGGGAAAACACCGTTGCTAAAGACGAAATGCAGCAGGGCCAAAAAAGTCTGGAGGAAACCAAGTTTGTAAGACAATTAGGTGAACCCAAAGCCTATTCAGTCTTAAAGCGTGAAGACAACAGTAAGCAAGAAAACAATCGACTTGTATCTTTTTGGATAATTTCTCCTGACGCACTCAGTCTAGCAGACAGAGCTGCGACAGTTAGAAAAGCCGCAGAAGATCTTCAGGAGCAGACTAAACTTCCCGTTGTATCAATCTTCCTTCAGTTCAATAAAAGCAGTGTTGGAAAAGGATATAGTCTGGCAAGTGCAAAATTTTTTTCTGATGGATGTCAGTATTCTGGCAATCCTTGCAATGACGAAATATGGGCTATCGATGCGTCAGAAGATATTGTAACTGCCACTCAGAAAAAGGTTTATGACGCTTGGTATAAAAACCGCGACAAATTCATAGATAGTAAAGGCAACCTCAAAGAAGATGACTTAGTTAATTTTTTATCCAGAAAATTAAAGCTTCCTACTTCAGAGATAACATTACCCTTTATAACCACTAAAAAAGTTAACTCCTATTATTCAGAAGATGATAGGATTTTGAGCTTTAAAAAAATGAAAGATCAAAGAGAAATAATTGTAAAAAAATCAGAAGAGTTAGCTAACCGCAAAAAAAACATTGAAAAGCAATTCAGTCCTTGGGATGGAAGCCACAGGGATCTCGTGAATAGAGTCAAAAATGTCATGAATGACCCTGACAGCTTCAAGCATTACGAGACAAAATATATTGACCGAGGTGATTATATTACTGTCTTCATGGACTTCGGCGGAAAAAATGGGTTCGGTGGTATGATAAGAAACTCTATTTCTGCTGATTATTCATTAGATGGAACATTTATACGCGTGAATAAGTAGATAGGCCAATCGTAATTATACTAGATGTTCTATATAGCGGCTCTTGTAAGATTGGAGCCGCTGCATTGTTACATGCATGATATCAGCCCGCAAACTAGTTATGATGAAAACAGACAGGAGAAACTATGTTCATTGAGGATTTCAAATACCCTTTCAAATCAATTATCGAAGAGATACCCGGCACTATTGATGATAGTCATGCAACACAATTATCCAACAAATATCAACGAGCGCTGGTTTCTTTCTTTACCTGGAAGAAAAATAGCAAGCGAGAATTAATTTTATGCGGGAGCGGCTTTCTCTTATTGATGCCTAGAGCACCTAGCATCGTTATAGTAACAGCTTCTCATGTAGTAACTGATTTGATGAATGCTGATTTCAGAGCAATTGGTATTGATGGCGAAAACTATCCCTTTGAGAAAGTAAATGTATTGCATAATAGCGAACAAGATTACGCGATAATAGAACTCCCTAAAGCAATATTTGATGAAGACAAAAGCCTACCTTATTTTGACCTCAATTATAGAACTCAGCTTACCCCGCTTCGATCCTTCATGATTACAGGATATCCCGGTAGCAGAAATACTTTCCATATTGATAAGGATGCTAAAGGTTTAAACAGACTAAACCTTATATTTCATTCCTTTGGATTCGACACCGAAACAGAAGATATTTTCTTCAAATACAATGATAAGAAAGGAAAAAAAGGAACTCAATTCACGCCAGAACCTTTAAGCGACAACAATAATCTTCCTAACTTAGAAGGGATGAGTGGCGGTATAATCTCTCAAATTATGATCGATCTATCTAAGGACTCTCTCTCCTTAAGACCTGTGGGAACTTTTAAGGAGCATCTCAAGAAGAAGCATTTTTTAGTTGGTAACACATTTATACCTTTCGCTGATGAACTTAAAAAATATTTATAATAATTGAGGTCAAGGCCCCATGCGGGGCCTAAGCTTATTCTGGCTTAATCGGCCAGATGATAGATTTAGACTCAGTAATATCAATATTCTGAATAGTTTGGAGGTATCTCATCCATGCTGTCAGTAAGGCTTTATCAGAATCAGTGATAATTCCCAGTAGTAGTTGTGTCTGCCATGCCTGGGTGATGCCGTTTGCCTCATTAATTAGTGATGATTTTTCAGTGGCTACTCTGCTAACTTCGGCCTTCCGCTGCTCATCAGTGTCGGTTAGCCACTTTTCACCATCCCATTTATCCCAGATGGTTGCAGGTCCGAGCGGCGTTGTGTCTGCCGGGTAGCCGCCCAGTTCGCTGATTATTACTGCTGAGCCATCATTAACTGAATAAACCGTTTCCCCACGATGATCGGCAATGACCTGCCAGCTACCATTGAGATAAAGCGCCACGCTACCTGCTTCAGCGGCAGGCGGCGCTGTAATGCAGGCATTAGCGGGCAGACCCACACCCTGCGCCAGATACTCATCGTTTGAGCCGATAAACTCTCCGCTTACCGCATCATAATTGTAAACCGTCAGTGTGCCGGCCGATTTTGTGAGGCCGTTTTTATCAAGCGTTACCTTTGCCATTAAGCAGCCCTCACGATGTAGTTAAATGCGACGTTGCGTGGGCGCATGGTGATCCATGCTGAGCCGCCCTGAATGCCTGCTTGCAACTGGGTTGCCTGAATTGAGTTGTCGCTGAGTACCGCGCCCAGAACACCGTTATCAGGTGCTTTCGCATCGCCGGGCTGAGCCTTTGTCACTGAATCAGCTTGATTAAATGCCGTGCCTACCGTTGCGCCTGATGTTGTTGCATCAATACCGGGATAATCTACCGCTGCAGTTCGCAGGCCAGTTGATGACTGCGCGCTTCCTAAACTACGCCCTGAATCTACGCCGCGCCCGTCATCCCAGCCCCTGATAAATTCACCGCGCAGATCAGTCAGTTTCAGCCCCGGATAAGCCAGCGCCAGCTTTGGATATAACGTGCCGCTGAATGTCGCCCCATTACTTTTCAAAAAGACCATGCCAGCCATTGAATCAAACAGCTCATTAGGCATTTTGGCGTGAGGCCAGGGGAAAGGTGACCCTATGACCGGCGCGCCTTCGCCTAAACCGAGGTTTTTGAGAAGGTCTGCAATCAGCCCGGCGTCTTTGATTTCTGCCAGCGCATTCGCTGTCTGCAGGTACTGGTCATGCGGGTTTTCAGAGGCAAGATGATCAGCCAGTAATTTATCGGCGTACTGGCGAACAGTCAGGATACTGTCATCCACATATTTCCGCGTTGCCAGCACCACGGACGGGTCAATCTTAAGGGTGATGGCGTCGGTGCTGTTGATAATCAGGATCATGCGCACGGTCTGCGTGCGACCACTGCCTTCCTGCAGTGCAGGTTTGTAGGTTTCCGGCGTGTTACAGACCGCGATCAGCGTGCCGTCGGCATCAAAGAGTCCCATTTCTCTGATCCAGAATCCGCCCGATGTTTCGGGGATCACCTGTTCGGCAATCATCTGGCTGGCGTTGGCTGGGTCAATGCTCAGCGTGTTGATGGCTGCGCGGCGCACCTCGTTAACCAGCTTTGTCTGGCTGGCGTTCGGTGTCGGCAGCGTGCCCCCGCCGTCACCCACGGCCATCTGTGTGATATTCAGTTTTGTGCCGAGTGTGGCAGCGTTGGCAATTTTTGCCGCGCCCAGGTTGGTTACGATTGCATAGTATTTTTGTGTCATGGTCCCACTTCCATCAGGTCAATAATGTGAACCGCCGCGCCGCCATAAACTGCACCGCTGACGGAAATAAGTTCCGGGGTATACGGATAAATGGTCAGGTCATCACCGTCATAACTGGCCGCCGCTATGCGTGTTTCGCCGCTGACCTGCAGATTGATGGACATTCCCAGCAGGTGACGGCTGCAGGGCTTCGCATCGCTGATCAGCCGCTCAAGTTCCTGATAGGTTTCTTCAGTTATGCCTTGGTCCTGCACGCCGATGTCCAGCCGGAACGTGCCCGGCGGCTCACTGGTTTTCCACCACTCAATAACCCGGATCAGGAAGCCGAACGGCTCCACCACGCGACGGATGGCGCTGATGGTGCCCTTGTGCTGATGGATGTAAAACGCATCGCTCACCACCTGCCGCTTGACGCTCTCCGCCCAGCTTTCGTCCCAGCGGTCTACCGAAAACGCCCAGGCCAGATAGGGCAGAAAGCCCGCCGGGCAGGTGGCCGGGTTCCATAAGTCGCGCAGCGGCACGCTCAGCCCGGAAATGCCGCTGCACGCTTCTGCCAGGCGGCGCTCCAGCGCAGACGAGCCGGGCGGCATCAGGCTGCTGTTGCTCATGTCACCCCCTGATCGCCCGCCACGGAAATGTCCGTGCCGGTGCAGTAGCCCGCCTGCGTGCGGTCCATGATGATGTCCTGCGCCGGTTCGGTGATTTCCACCCAGTCCACACCGGCCACGCGCATCACCGCCCCGTAGGACTCACGCCGCACGCTGCGGCCCAGCTTTTTCTGCTCGGTCAGGTAAGCGGCCAGCTTCGCATTTGCCGCCTCAAGGCAGGGACCGGCGGCCACGCCGTCGAACAGGTGCAGCTTGGCCTTCACGCTGTAGCTGCGGATGGTCGCCCCCTGAACCGTCACGCGGTCGGCCACCGGGCGCACGCTGTCTGCGTTCAGCGCGGTGTCCACTGTAGTCAGCAAATCCGCTGCTGCCGTGCCGTCGCCCTCACGGCTCAGGACGGTGATCAGCACCGTCGCCGGTGACGGACTGATGGCGGACACGTCCTGCACCCGGCCATCGGCGCTTTTAGCGTGAAACTCATACGCGCCCGTCGGTCCGGCCACGCTCAGCCCCTCAAACGCCTCCGGAACGCGCACGCGCAGATCATCGTCCGATTCCATTACCGCATCCACCGGCGGCACCGCGTCGGGGTTCGCTGAGGTAACGGTCAGGCGCTGCACATTGTTGCGGGCGGCCATCTGGTCCAGATCGCTGCCGATGGCGTAGGCCACCATCACCGCCTGCGCCGCCTCGTTAATGCGCTGGCGCAGCAGGATTTCCCGGTAAACGCTCTCCTGCAGCATCTTCACAATCGGGTCAGACTCCAGCGCCAGCACGCGGCGCATGGCGGCCTGTGCATCCGCCGAATAAAGCGCAATCAGTGCCTCTTTACGCTCTGCCAGCAACGCCTCAAAGTCCGGCACCTCAATAATCTGCGGTGCGGGCAGCTGGGAAAGATCAATTACCGCCACTGTTCACCCCCGTTGGTACAGACATAGCAACCGGCGAGCCGTCGTCCCGGTGACCGGTCATTTCAACCACCATAGAGCCGTCAAAGTCGCTGGTAAGGTTTACGGTGCTCAGCTTTACGCGAGGTTCCCAGCGGCTGATGGCGACATACACCGCCGCCATGACCTGCAGGCGGATCACGTCGTTCTGCGGCTGATCAATCAGTACCGACAACAGCGAGCCATAACCACGCCGGGCAATGCGGCTGCCTTCCGGGGTGATCAGGATGTCGCGCACGCTCTGACGGATGTGTTCGATATCGGTAATGGCTTCGCCGGTGTCACGGTTCATGCCGAGATACATCATTGCGGACCTCCTGACGTATCAGTGCCTTTCTTCACCCCGTCATGTGAGTGCTTATCAGCAATTACGCCATTTGAACTCATTGAACCGCCGCCGTGGGTCACATCACCGTTCATCGTGGTGTCACCGTTAATCCGTGTCTGGCTGGCCTCTATCCACAGCGCATCGGTGATCAGCTGAATGCCGTCTGCCGCTTCAATGCGTACACTTTTGATGTTCTTAATCAGCAACTGGCCCGTTTCCGGCTCGTACTGAAACCAGCCACCGTCCTTAAACACGGTGGTGGTGCCGTCGTCCGAATAGTCGGGCGGCGGGAAGACTTCGGAATAAATGGCAGGCAGCGCAAAGGCGGTTTCAAGATTGCCGCCCAGGCTCAGCAGCACAACCTGCTCCCCGACGGTGGGTTTCCACCATGTGCGGGTACCGCCGGCGCGCAGGGTGAGCCAGTTAATCCAGTTGGTTTCAAGGTCGCCCGTTTTCACCCGGCACAGCCAGTTCACCGGATCAACCTCGGACACTGTGCCGGTGCGGATCAGGTTGGTGATAAGACGCATGATTTCGGTGAGTTGAGTATTCATTTCTACAACTTCACATTAATAAGTCTATTACTCACCTATTACTGATTGTATGGATAATGGTACAATCTTCCTTTTTTAAGGACGAACAAAAAGTGAACCCAACTCTTAAGCTTTTTCTTGAGAAACTAATACATAAAGCCTTTCCTGAATTCAGCAACAAAGTAACCTGGACGCTAATTAGTTTAGGTATAGCTATACTGGCTATACCTGCACCTACATATTTAATGTTTATTAATCTATTTATTGATTTTTACAATAATACTGTAAACGGCCATGTCAGACTCATCGATATAAGCATGGTCACACCTAGTACAGGGACTGCCATTACATTAATTTTATCAGGACTCATATATCACATAGTTATCAAAGGCATCCAACTTTACGGAGAAATACAAACTGAAAAAAGAAAGTCACACCAAGCCGAATTAATAGTCAGCATTGAAAAAGAAAAGAATGAAAAATTAACCTATGCTGATAGAAAACTATTTGAAGAGTTTACGTCACTACTTCCAACAAATTCACTCTCGATTGAATTACTAAAAGATCAAGATTTTGGCGCGTCATATCATAAAAAGAGTCTCGACGACATTGATAGCTTCACCTACAAATGGGGTAAGGCAGATCAGCACTTTCATGATGCTGAATTAGAAATTAAATCTGTAAATTTTTTCAAGGAGTCTAAAGAATTCTTGAATTTTTTAGCTTTATCCTCAGGGTTTATAGGTGCCGGACCTCTATTGAGCATTCCTTTGGATAATGAAAGAGCTAACGACTGGGAATGGTCAGAAAATACAAATGAAAATATTAGAAAGGCAAATAAGTGGAGCCATGAGCTACATGAGAAATATTGCGAATTTATCGTGTTAGGTAAAAAAAAGCTATTAATCTGATTTAATTTTTCGTCTTGTCACTTTCTAACCAACGAAGCAGAATATGCATAATTGTATGTTCTGCTTCTCTACTGATGCCTATAAGTGGGCGCATTGGATATTTTACTTTAGTTTCTTGTCGATTTACTCGATCCCTTAATCCGTAATGATGCACGCGCGCAATCTGCTGCGCCCGGCCGGTAAATCCTATTTCAGCCCCATTCGCGCTGGCCTGGGTCTTCAAAAATTTAGATGTTTTAAGTTTTGTGAACATTTTACGCTTTATGCGTCCCTGTTTATTGCGGGCGCTGACGCGGCGCGGCTCCCATGCGGTGCCGTCAGGGGAACGCTGTGCGGTGATGTTTGCCTGCTGAATGCGGCGTACATCGCGTGCCACTTCCCGCAGCATCTTTTTCCGGGCTGCCGGTTCCAGCTGTGAGAGAAGTGCATCCAGCCAGGCATCCACTTCATGCAGCTCAGCCATAATTCACCGTCCAGAATTCTTCCGGCGCGTCCGGCTCCGGCACCGCTTCAATATGTGCCCTCTCGTTCTCAACCGTCGTTATCACGCGCTCGGTCAGCTTCAGATCCATGCTGATGTCACAGCGGTCATTCGCCAGAATATCGACCTCAAACGAAAACAGCTTTTCGCGCGCTTCACTGTTCTGCAGCGCGTCGGGCTGGTTTTCCCGCAGCCACAAAAGCACCGGGGCCATCAGCAGATTCTGGTCGCCGGTGAAGTCGGTGATCACCACGTTCAGTGTGTAGCGATACTCCCACGACAGGGACGCGGCGGATGTGGCGACCAGCTGACCGCTGTCAACGAACAGGTGCAGGCGGTCCGGGTTATCGGCTACGTAAGGGACCGACTTATTCAGGGCGCTGCGTAAGGACTGCGGTTTGTTCATCGTCTTTTTCCTGACAGCTGATGATGGTATCGACCTTACCGGCACATGCCGCCCAGGCGGCTTCGGTTTCGTCCAGCAGGGCCAGAAGATCGCCGTTAGTGCGCGGCGCTGCCGGGTCCAGCTGGCAGCGGGTGATTTTCGGACAGCCACTTACGGTAAGATTCACCTCCTGCGAGGGCCGGTCGCTGGCGCAGCCGGACAACAGGATCAGGCAGAGTGGTATCACTCCAGCGGCGCAGGTCTTCATTTTCACGTTTCAGCTCCTCAATCTTTCGCTGCCGGTCGCGCAGCAGCTGGCCGTTGCGTTCGGCGGCGGCGTAAAGCTGCGTCTGTGCCTGGCTGCTGGTCTGCGTCAGGATGTTCAGGGCAATCAGCTGACTGTTTTTCTGGCTCAGCTTTTCCCCCTGGCCCGCAATAGTTTCCTGCTGCGCATCAATCCTGCCGTGGGCGCTGCTCAGCCGGTAAGACTGCACGCCGGTGATGACCATCAGGATCAGCACGATGGCGATCAGTACCCGAATCAT